ACTTAACAATACATTTGTTTGCGTCAACTTTTGGAAGACTTAGATATACCCACTCTCTTGCATCTTCATCTACAAGAGTTTCTAGTGCTTGTTTGAATGCTTCATCTGTAACTGATTCAGTTTCTTTATACTTACTCTCAGTATTAACTGCTTGATTACCACCAAGACTAGGACGAGGTTGAGATTGATCATTAGATCCTTCTTCAAGTTCTCCATCTTCAATGCTTTCTGAAGATTGAATTGGATCTTTTGAATTACCTTGCTCACTATCTTGAGTTGGTTGTGAGATATCGTACTCAATATCTTGGTCTCCTTCTTGACCGTCTCCATCTCCATCAAAATCAAAAGGCATTTCTGCTTCTGGTAATTGAGGTTTCATCTCCTCTTGCTTCTGAGCATGACCATACATTTCGTTTGCAAGATCAACAACATCTTTGAAAGTTTTAGTTGCTGCTACTTTTTTTACCCATACTTTTTCTTCTTCAGAGAAAGGCATAGAAGCATTGCCTTTGAAATATAGATTGATTCGATCGATTAGAGGAAGTGTTTCTAGATCTTCGTGCTTTACACCAAAGAAATCGTCATTCCATAGTTCTGAATAACCATCAAAGAAAGACTTACGAAGACCAGGATATGTCTCCTTCATAAGACGTTCGATACGAGCATCCTCTATAACATTCACAAATGATTGAGGAGCGTCTCCGAAGGGATCGTTGGGGGTGTAGAGAGCGTGTCCTACCTCATGTCCAACTAGAAGATCATATACTGTATTAGATGCACTTTTCCAGATAGGAAGGATAAGGACTCTCTTATCCACATCGAAACATGCAGTAGTAACCTTACGGTGCTCAACTGTTAGATTCTCAGTTGCTAGTAGTTTGGCAAGTGTGCCTTTGACTTCCTGATTGATCATGTGTTTCCTTTAGATGTCTTTATAATAACAGATCAATACCACCTTGTGCAACTAAGTGGACACTTTTCTAACTGTCTACGAACATGCACATACTAAATTCCTATCGCCATATACATTATCTATACGAGCTACTGCTGGCCAGAACTTATGTTTAGGTTTATTTGGAAAAACTGCTTGCTCTCTAGTAAATGGATGTTCCCATGTTCCACATATTTCCGATTGAGTGTATGGTGCATTCTTCACTAACTCAGGACATTCATTTATTTCTTCTCTTATCATATTCATTGCCTCACCAAATCTTTCTAGTTCTGCTAAAGATTCACTTTCTGTAGGTTCTACCATCATAGTACCTGCAACTGGCCAAGATAATGTAGGTGCATGGAATCCATAATCCATCAATCTTTTTGCAATGTCTTCAGCAGTTACTGGTAAATTACGACAATCAAAAATACATTCATGTGCAACTCTACCATTTGGTGCTTTATATAATACATCAAAATATGGTTCTATCTTTTTTGCTAACCAGTTTGCATTTAATAATGCTACCTCAGTTGCATATCTAAGACCATCTTCACCCATCATTCTAATATACATCCAAGTAATAGGTAAGATAGATGCACTACCCTGAGTCACTGCGGATACTCTTTGATTTACAAAAGGTGCAAGATGTTCTGCTACACCAATAGGACCTACGCCAGGACCTCCTCCTCCATGTGGAATACAGAATGTTTTATGTAAGTTTAGATGACATACATCTGCACCATACTGACCTGGTTTTGCTAGTCCTACTTGTGCATTTAGATTTGCTCCATCAAGATATACCTGACCACCAAACTCATGAACAATATTACATATCTCTTTAATAGTAGTTTCAAAAACACCATGAGTTGAAGGATATGTAATCATGCAACCTGCTAACTCATTTGCTTCTAGACATGCTTTTAATCTTAAGTCATGTATATCAACATTACCTTGACTATCACAATCTACACTAACTACTTCCATACCTGCCATGATACATGTGGCAGGATTAGTTCCATGAGCACTTTTAGGAACTAAAATTTTATTTCTTTTTTCTCCATTAGATTCATGATATGCCTTGATTGCTAAGAGACCTGCATACTCACCTTGTGAACCTGCATTTGGTTGTAATGATATAGAATGAAATCCTGTAATATCAGATAACCATCTCTGTAAGTCTACCATAATTTGTTCGTAACCAAGTGCTTGACCTGGTGGTGCGAATGGATGTATACAATTAAATTCTTCCCATGATACAGGCATCAATTCTGCTGCTGCATTTAATTTCATAGTACAACTACCGAGTGGCATCATACCAGTTACTAATGAATAATCCTTTGAACATAATTGATGAATATATCTCATCATATCAGTTTCACTTTGATAGATATTAAATACTTCTTGAGTTAACCAAGATTCAGTTCTTACAGGAATACCTACCCATTGATAAGGTCCTACTGCATCTAAAACATGTTCTACAGTGTCCGCTTTATTAGGAAACTCAACTTGACTATCAATAATTTTATGTAATTCATCTAATGTCGTACACTCATCTAAGGAAACTATATTCCAACCATCCTCGTGTCTTACGTTATAATCTGCTATACTAAAAGCAGATTTCCATCTAACAGTATCAAAACCCTCACCTTCATCAACTTCAAACCCACACCATTTCAATGCTAATTGTAGCGTCTGCCTATATCTTAATACTCTGGTTGCTATTTTTTTCAGACCTTCCGCACCGTGATAAGCAGCGTAAAAACCAGACATATTGGCGAGGAGTGCTTGGGCAGTGCATATATTGGACGTTGCTTTGTCTCGTCTTATATGTTGTTCCCTTGTTTGTAACGCTAATCGTAGTGCTAAGTTACCTTCACTATCTACCGACTGTCCAACAATACGTCCAGGAATCTTACGTTTATATTTTTCAGTGGTTGCAAAAAATGCTGCATGAGGTCCTCCATAACCCATAGGAACTCCAAACCTTTGCATACTACCAACTGCAATATCAAATCCCATCTCTCCTACAGGTTTCATTAATACCTGACATAGAGGATCTACAACTGCAATTTTAGTTACACCATGTGCATCAGCAGTTTTTAAAATATCACTTGGGTGTAATAACCTACCATGATTATTTGGCATTTGAACAAGAAGACCAAATGCCTCTTTCATTTCTGATGTGTCTATATTTGCCTGTGTATCTAATGGTCGTATTTTAATACCTAAAGGTTTTGATCGTGTATGTAATACCTTTAATGTTTGAGGAAATACTTTACTATCTACAAGAAATACATTTTTCTTAGAAGAATTAAATGCAAGTATCATTGCTTCTGCAGCAGCAGTTCCTTCATCTAAGAGAGATGCATTAGTTATAGGTAACCCAGTTAGTTCTGTAACCAGTGTTTGATAATTAAATAATGCTTCTAATCTACCTTGAGATATCTCTGCCTGATATGGTGTATAGGATGTATACCATGCAGGATTCTCCAATACATTTCTTTGTATAACTGGTGGCACAAGAGTACCATAATACCCTTGTCCTATTAGACTTCTTTTAATTTTATTTTTCTGAGCAATCTCTTTTAGTTCACAAAGTGCTTGATGCTCACTACATCCTTCTGGTAAATTACTATCACCACGAAGTAGTATAGAGTCGGGAACTACTTGTCTTACCAACTCATCTAAACAAGAAAGACCCAAATCTTCTAACATCTGAGTCTGCTGTTCCTCTGAAGGACCTATATGTCTTCTGACAAAATCGCTAAGATTCTTCTGACATTTTTGAGAAGTCATTAATTTTTTCAAATTTAATTGTTCGTAGAAACTTATCTACAAGGATTTCACCCTTATGTGAAATAACAAATACGTTTGTATCTTCTCCAAGACTACGAATAATTTTTAAAAGTTCGTTTGTGCCATCAGCATCAAGAGAACTATCAAATACTTCGTCGAGAATAAGAAGATTAGTTGCTACAGAATTTTTCATTCTAGCAACCTCTCTCCAAGTAAATAAAAGTGCGAGGTCAATTTTTTGTTTTTCCCCTTCAGAGAATGATGAGTAAGAAAACTCATCTCTGAAACGACTTTTAATTATCTCTTTGAACTCTTCGTCCAGAGTAAAATTGACGAAGAAGTCCATATTATGAAGATATTTATTGATTAAATTATTGAAGATAGGAACATATTTTTTGATGATCTGACTCTTAATTCCAGAGTCACGAAGTAGCATTGATACTACTTTGTATTCATCTAAAGTTTTAGTTACTTCTGCACATTCCTTGCGAGTTACTTCATACTCTTCTTTAAATTGTTTTAATGTCTTTTTTTCTTTAGACATATTAGGAGTGTTAGTTTGAAGTTCAAGCAACTCTTTATTTAATTCTAAGTTTTCCATCTCTAGTCTAACAATATCTCGTTCATATTGGTGGACTTTTGTGCGGACTTTAGAACATTCTTTTTCTACTTTTTCTGCTTCTTCAACTATATGAACTACATCAGCAATTTGTTCTGTTAGTTCTTCAAACCTACCAGACAATTCAGTTCCTGTTTCTTTTAAAGTACTAATCTTTTTTTCTTTAAAAGTTTTCTTTATAGATTGAGTGCAAGTAGGACATTCATCATGACTCTTAAAGAACTTTAAATTTTTTGCAGTAATTTTTAATTCAGAATTTACATCTGCTTGATCTTGTCTTAACTTTGAAAGTTTATCATCAAAGTCTACTGTAGATACAATATCCTTTTCAAGTAGATCCAATTCTTTATCTTGGATTTCTTTTTCTTTTTCGTTATGATCTATCTGATCCTGATTAGATTTAATCTTAGTTCTCTTTTCTTCTTGTCTAGTCTCATTGACTTGTTTCAAAGAACCAATTAATTTTTCTTGAGAACTTACCTTTTCTTCTGCAAGTCTTAGAGAATGTTCACACTCATTATTTTCTGATAGTGATGTTCTAACTCTGTCTTTCAACAGTTGATTCATGTGCGAGAAGATGTTGATATCGAGTAAATCTTCGATAACTTCTCTGCGGTTAGGTGCGGTAAGTTGCATGAAGGGGACAAATGTGGATGAACCCAAGATGACGACTTGTGTGAATGATTTGAAATTGAGTTTGAGAACGGATTGTTCAAGATACTTTTGTGTGTCTTTGGCAGCAGCATCTTGGTCAACCATTTTATTGTTCTTGTAGACTTCAAATATATTAGGTTTCGCTCCACGAAAGACACGGAAGTCATCCCTACCAATACTAAAACATACTTCAACTTTAAGACCTTTTTCATTGATACTATTTACCAGTTGACCCCTACTGATCTTTCTAAAAGGTTTGTTAAATAATCCAAAACATAAAGCATCTAATAGTGTAGATTTACCTGCACCATTTGCACCTACAATTAGTGTAGATGGATTACCATTCAAATCAATTTCAGTCCATTGATCACCAGTGGAAAGAAAATTTTTCCACTTGATATTTTCAAAAACAATCATAAAGGAGGAATAACAAAATCATCGGGATTGATTACTGTATATCTATATCCATAACTATCACAGTTAAAAGCAACTATCTCATCATCAATCTCCATAATCTCTAATTTTTGTGGAGCATCATTTGCTTCCATTAGAGATATATACCTCTCAGCATCATCTCTCTGAACAAAACATTGTACAGTTTTTTTATTATTACGAGTATTAGGGAGAGCAAAAACACCACCCTTTTTCTTTTCAGTAAGTATAAACATGTCTATAACTCCGATGCTTCGATGTATAAGGATCTCATTACAGATTTGACATTACTCTTATTTACTTTAATGTCTATCTCATCTATGTAGGAATCAAGTAGTGTCATTGTGTCTTCGGTTTCCATAACTACCCCATTCTCGATTTCCACACCTAAGTTTTCTACAATCTTTAGATCTGCTAGACCCATGTCCTGTAGTAACTTTATCTTGTAATCAAATTTGGCATAGTCGCTTTTTTCTTCGACTATGAGTTTGACGAATGTTCCTTCCAATTCGTCCTTATTCGGTAGTACAATTCCATCATTATAATACAACTTATGAAAATTGTCAAAGGGATTTCTGTAAAAAGTAGTTCTGAGAGTTTCTGTGTCGAAGACATGGAATCCTCTTTTGCATCCGTAGTCATTCCAGTAAAGTTGATAAGGGTTTCCAAGATAGTATATATTATCATGGTTAGACTTCATATGATAGTGCCCAGTGAACACTTTGTCAAAATGTTTGAAGATTAATGGATCCATTCCATTCTGCATCAAGTGACCAGGATGTGCTTCAAATCCATTTAACTCAAGATGTCCCATAAGGACAGATGCTTTTGATTGATGTATCTTTACTAAACACTCATCTTTGTTTTCTTCACAAATCCAAGGAAGTAACAATACATCTAATCCATCAAAGTTAACTACAGTTGGTTCATCATAGGTAATAATATTACTATAACTAGAAAGAAGATGATCAGGTGCATTTACTCTTAGTGTATTTTTATAGTAAATATCATGATTACCAATAATGGTATGCATTGTACACCCCAATTCACTCACAGGATCAAACCACATTTCTTTTGCCTCATCCAGAGACATGAAATTAATTGATCTGCGTTTGTCGAAAGTGTCACCCAAGTCAACGATAGTATCAATTCCAGATGCTTTAATAAAAGGAATGACTATCTTACTGTAGAATTTTCTGTAACTATTGATGAAATGTGGGTTGTCGTTCCGAACTCCGAAATGTTGATCAGTAATCAGCAGTATCTTCATCGTTTAGAATTCATTTCAACTTTGTTTTTAATTTGATTATACTCTGTTCCACCATCTCCGTCAACAGTAAAGACATGATCATAACCAGATTTTTCTAAAATTTTATCTTTGATATCCATTTGACGTTTCTCTTTTGCAATACGTCTAAGGAATGCATAGTAAACTATCTGAGTAAAATAAGCAAATGGGTTTCTACTCTTGGCAGGATCAAAGTTATCGATATATTGAATACAGTTTTCAATACCATCACATACCATATCATCCTTATACATGTAGTTGATAAAGTTTGGTCTATATGATAGATGCGTCGCGATTTTTAGAAAACAACCCCCGATATAATTGCTCACGCGAGGTTTAGGTAACTTCTTTTCTTTTGCAATATCGACCTTCTCTTTATACTTGATGATCGCTGCAAGAAATTCTTGGTTATCTACATAGTGCTGTTTCTTTTTGGGTGCTGGCTTCATGTAGCTTTATTGTCTAAATGTATTGTATCACAGACTTTTTGATTTGGCAACTTGACAAGATAGTCACTTTGCTGTACACTAACCGTGTAAGGGTTCAAGGGTTATCTGTACCTTTAGTTTTAAATATCTTTTCAAATAATGCTCTAGCATCATCAATTTTTCCTAGATACCCTACCGTGGAGTCGGGACTCACTTGATTTCTTTCCTGTGCTTTAGCAGGATCGTCTCCTTTAATATAATTTTCATACATAAAAATTACATCTTTACTCATAGATGCCATTGCAACAATATCTTTTTCTCTTACAATAAAAAATTCTTCATCAGATAACTGCATCCATCTAGTAAATCCTATGCCACGGGCGATCTTACCTTCACCCAAGTCTCTGTTTACTGCTGTAGTGCAAACAGGATCTTGTAGAAAAATTAAAGTTTCTGTTGAACCTTTGTCGATAGTACACATTGCTTTACCGAGAATCTCCTCACCATTGACGAGTTTGAATACTCCGTAAAATTCTTCTTCGTGTTTTGCGAAATTAAGTGTCATAAGGTTTTAGTTTTACATCTATGATTTCATAACTAAATTTTTCTTGATTGTAAATTTTCACTCTTTCAATAAGATGATTCAACGTATAGTTGTTTCCCCTATCGGTTGAAATGTCATCAGCAATATCATAAAGAGTTGCTTTTGACTTATTATCACCCTTTCTTAGAACACGTCCTATTGATTGTAGGTTACGAATTCTCGATTTAGAGGGCGATGCGAAGATGACATTATGAAGATTTCTAATGTTAATTCCAGTTGAGAATGTCCCGTAAGAGGCAACAATGATAGCATTAGTTTTTTCCTCAGTTATTTTGCGAATGTTTTCACGTTCATCTACATCGACTCCACCATGCACAAAGAATACAGGTCGGTCTGTTGAACTATTTATGAGTTCGTAAAGAGGAATTCCATGTCGTTCCACATAGTTGAATAGTATCAAGGTGTTTCCCTTTAGATCTCTTGATAGGTTGCGGATAAATTTATTACGAGGTTCATGTTCTACTAAGTAACCTATCTCATCTTGATAGTCTTCAAATAGTTTTTCTTCATGTTTAAGGATTATAATTTTTACTTTTAACTTAGCAACGTGTCCTTGTTTCATCAATTCATTAGTTTTAGTTACCTGTGAACACCTACCAAATAGTCCTTCTAATACTAATTGATTTACGTCTGCACCATCTAATGTTCCTGTAAAACCTATTCTGTACTTACAATTATGTAATTTTGTCATCAATCTTGTCAGTGACTTTGCTTTAAATTGATGTG